GCCGAGCGCGACGCCCACGAGTACGCCCACCGCGACGCTGACGCCGAGCGCCACGCCTACCGCTACCAGCACGCCCGAACGGGTGTGCATGGGCACGGTGCGCGCAACCCCGTCGCTAAATATCCGTAATGCGCCCAACACCAGCGCAACCGCGATAGCGAAGGCGCAGCCCGGCACGCGCTGGCAACTGTTCGAGGTCGAGTACCTCGGCAATGACGAATGGGTGCGCGTGGAACTTGCCGATGGGCGCGCGGCGTGGATGGCGGCGTACTATGCGGGACAGACGTATGTGGAGTACGACAACAGCGCGGATTGCGCGCTGGTGCGCTGGGGCGACAGCAGCAACCCGTTTGTGACGGACACGCCCGCCGGACCATCCGCCACGCCGAGCATCACGCCCACACCGAGCGCGACCCACACGCCCGCGCCATTTGTGACGCCGACGCCGGAGACGATGGGCGTGGGCTGGACCACGATGTTTGGGTATGACCCGGCGCTGTACGAGGTGGGGGAGTCGCTGCGCGAGAAGGGCTACGTGCCCGCGATTGTGCTGACTTCGAACGCCAGCGAGTCGTGCGCCTGGGCCGCGCGCAATTGGCAGGTCGTGGTGCGGCCCTGGTACGCGCTAGGGCTTGGCGACGCCCCGGACCTATCACTGACGCCGGAAGCGTCCGCGCGCGCGCGCGTGCGCGACCTGGAAGGCTATGTGCGGCTGCTGTGCGCGGATAGTCAGAACGTCACGGTGCAACTCACGAATGAAGTGGTATGGCCGTCCGCCGCGTACCTCAACAGGTGGATTATCGCCGCGTGCAAAGAGTGCGAGGCGCGTGGTTGGCGGTGCGCGCCGATTGCATTCAGCGTCGGCACGCCGGAACTGGATTGGATGCCGCCGCTGCGCCCCGCGCTGGCCGCACTGCGCGAGGGCGACCACGCGCTGATCTACCACGCCTACGGATTCCAGCGGGACGCCATGCTCTGCGACCTGTCGGCTCAGTGGACCGTCTGGCGCGTGCGCTTGCTGCGCTTGGCGGCGGGAGATGCACCCTGGCCGCGCGTGATTGCGGGCGAAGTGGCACGCGGGGCGGGGGATGTCGCGCCCATCGTCTCAGACGCGGCGTGCTTCGTGCGCTATGCGGACGGGCTGTATAGCAGCGTCAATCTGTGGTATTCAGGCGGCGATTCGGCGTGGAGCGGCGCGCGCTGGTACGCCGACGCGATGCGCGCGCTGGTGGCGGCGCTGTGAAGGTATCCGGAATGACCATTCTCATACGTGATTGTGAGGTGTTGACATGCGTGGGATGATGCGATTGGCGCTGTTGGGCGTGCCGGGGGCGCAGCGCGGGGGCGGCATTCGCTGGTCGCTCAAGGCCAGCTTCGAGGGGGTGGACATCGCGGCGGGGGACATGCCCGCGTCGCTGGGCAAGCCTTACGTTGAGGTGGGCGGGCCGGTTGCCATCTATCCTGGCGACCCCCCCGGCGCGGCGGAAATAAGCGTCGCGAGCGGAGAGTTGGTGATTACGAAAGCCGCCAACAGCAGCAAGGGGCACGCCGCTGGACCGGCTTTTGCGCGCGCGCCGGGGCTGACGATGTTTGTGGACGCGCGATACATCGCAGGCGACCGGAGAGCGCGAGGCGGCTGGGGAACCCTCGCAACCGCCCTGCCGGCCAGCGCGGCGTTCTATTGGACACCAGGCAACACCCTTGGTTTTTACCCTAACGCCGTCAGCGTCGAGCTCCCTTTGGGCGACGGGCGCTACGCCGTGACGCTGTTCGAGACGGGCGCGGCCTTTTTTGCCGTGCGGTCAGGCGTCTGGACGCTCACGTGGCTTGATGACACCAATACCGACGCGACGCTTTACCCCGCCGTCGGTGCACATCAGGGCACCGACGGCGGCACTTACGCCTGGGACAACTGGTTCGTGCGCGGCCTCCCCGCGCCCTTCACGGACGCCGCGCTGCTGACCGTCGTCAACGAAGCCACGCCCGTATCCGGGCAGCCCTACACCGCGACCGCCGATGCGATTCACGACCTGACCGTGACCGCGCCCAATCCGCTTACAGGAGAGTGCGCCCTGGAATATCGCGTCACGGATGATGACAACAAGTGGCGCGCATATTTTAACGACTCCGGCGCGTTTCGGCTGGATTCCGTGCTGGCAGGGACGCCTACCAACCGCATCAACGTGGCGGGGGCGATTGCGGCAGGCGAGACGCGCACCATCCGCGTGTGGACCTATGGCTCGTTGCACAACTGCTACACACGGGCGGGAATTACGACAGACTGGACCAAGCGCGGCTCAGGAATCAACCTCTCCCATCAGAACACGGCGACCACGATCAAGCCTGTCGCCGGGGCGGGGTGGGTACTTGGTGCGCTGCGCTCGTATCCGACAACCTCACCAGCCTATGCAGAATTAGACCGTACTTGAAGGGAGACTCTACCGATGTGGACCATCCGAGTGATTACGCACTACGTGGCGTGGCAAACGCCCCTGGGGACCATCTCCAATGAGATGTATCCGACGCTGACCTACGCCTGCGCTTCGACCAGCTACGCGGGCGAAGTGCCGGGGGAGTTGGGCAAGATTTACGTGGATGTCGAGTGTAACTCGCTGGTGCGCGACGCCATGCGCCTTGACCCGTTAGTGCAAGTCGTGTCCGAGACGCCACCCGCTACGCTGGAAGAAGGAGCGCCCGTATGATCCGCTGCGAGGTTGTCACCCCCTGGCGGCGCGTTAACGGCGTCAATGAGATGGCGGTCGCGCTGGACTATCCCGGTGAGTGGTCTGACGCGACGTGGCAGCCTGACGAAACCGTCCTCAACGGGCATGATGTGTTCGTGGCGCGGGGCGTCGTGTCTGAGGCGCAGCTTACCGCGCTGCAAGCCGACAGTCAGTATGTGGTGCTGTGGTTTGCCGACGCCAGTGAGGACGCGCCGGAACCCGATGACCTGACGCCAGAACAAGCGGACGCGCTCAAGGCAAAGATTGCCAGCGTGTACCATTCTGACGTGGCGGCGCTGGCGGTTGCCGAGACAGTCAAGCCTGTGGAGATTGCGGCGCGCATGGTTGAGGCGGCGCAGTACCCGCCCTGGAAACCTGACATCTACGTGCAAGCGGGTGAGGTCTACACGTTCGAGCGCAATCTGTTCGAGGTCGTGCAATCGCACCACACGCAGAGCGATTGGACGCCGGATAAGGTGCCCGCGCTGTTCAAGCGGTTCTACGAGCCGAGCGACGACCCCTGGCCCTGGGTACAACCGCAAGGATCGCATGACGCCTATCCAGTTGGAGCGCGAGTGCTACACAGCGGGGCGGTGTGGGTGTCAGACATTGACGCGAACGTGTGGGAGCCGGGTGTGCATGGATGGACAAAGGTGAGCGGCGACGATCCGGAACCAGAGACGCCGCCAGAGTTCAAGCAGCCCACCGGCGCGCATGATGCGTACAGTATAGGCGACCGCGTGACGTTCGAGGGCAATATCTACGAGTCGCTGATTGATGCCAACGTGTGGTCACCGGCCGCGTACCCGCAGGGGTGGCAACTGATCGGCCCGGCGTAATTTGTGCTGAGAAGGTCGATTCGCATAAGCAAAAAGCGCCCCGGTGTGTGCCGGGGCGCTGTGTTATGCACGATTGTCTCGCTTGAGCCGCTTCAGTTTAGTGTGTGGCACACCGTAGTCGGCAGCCCAATCGTCAAACTTGACGCTGTACACCAAGTCGCTAGGGCAGGTTTCCCAGGGATTGTCTACACTGGTAATTGTGCCAATGTCATTCACCCCCGGATCGCTCGGCGGCGTCAAGTACGGCAGTATCAGACGCTTGAGTCGCACGCGATCCCCAACCTTATATTGCCAATCACGATTTTCCATCGTTCAACCTTTCCGCGCTTTCGCGCTATTGTGCCCCGGCACACACCGGGGCGCTGTGTTATGCACGATTGTCTCGCTTGAGCCGCTTCAGTTTAGTGTGTGGCACACCGTATAGCTTGAATCTTCGATAACGGCAGGCTTGTTATCCAGACAACCGCCGCGTTCGCCGCCTCAAGCTCCGCTTCCAGCGCCTCGATGTGCGCCAACGCAGCGGCCATCATCTCTGCGCCGTCGCGGAGCAGGATGTCGCGCTCGTTGGCGTCCCGCGTCTGATCCAGCGCCACCTGCTGAGCCGCCTCGATCCAGGTCGTGATTTGTTGCTTGTCCATTCGCTCACCTTTCCGCGCTCTCGCGCTCCTTTTGTGTAATAAGCTATACGAACAGCGCCAGTTGCCGCTCCGCCGGCAGCCCCTCACGTTGCTGCTGCGCCACCTCGCGCCACGCTTGCATGACGTTGACGCAGGAGCGGCGGAACGCCTCGTACATCGGCTTGTCTGCTGCCACGCCATCCGCCTCGTCAACGCGCGGCCAGTGGCGCACGCGCGGCCAATCGACCCGCGCCCAATACTGCCCGTAGCGTATCGCCATCTTGGCGATATAGTTCGTGTCCACGCTCCACACGTCGAGCTTGCGCCAGAGCTTCATTTGCTTTTCAGGGCTACCACCCAACAGATGCACCGGCCATCCCTCGAACTCGTGTAACGGTACCGTCGTCCCGCCGTACTTCGTCGGCACGCTGTAGCCCAGCCGCACCCGCGCGCCGCCAATTTTGCGCGGCAACTCGCTGATGATGCCGTGTGCTTTCGGGATGATCACCACCGTGCGCACGATTTGCGCCACCTCTTCGGCCCAACTCAACACCTCGTCAAGCTGATGCCAGTGTTCCAGGTCGAGCACGGTCGCCATGTGCGGGCGGTGCTCCGCCAGCGCCGCCATGTAGCGCGCGCGATCCGGTTGCCGCCATTCCTGGTCCGCAAAGTAAGGCCGGTAGCCCACGCTACTCGGAAGCCGCGCGCCGTACAGCATCCCCGCGTCAATGGCAATTTCTGCGAAGCGCGGATTGCCATCGGCGCAGTAGATGACTTCGAGCGGGCCGACATTCGGGCGGCGTGCGTCCTGGCGTAACCACTTGCGCCAGCAAAGCAGGGCGCGCCCGCTGCTGGTGCGCTCCAGGCGCTCGACGTGAAAGCCGCGCCGCGTGTACCATGCGTTGGCGGGTAGGTCTGCCGGGCACTTCGCAAACAGTGACGTAGCGCCGGGCGTTGCTTCCAGCCGTCGCAGCATCAGCGACCCCGCGCCGCGCTTCGTGCTGATGATTTCTCGGATCGTCAGTTGGCCATCGCGCCGCAAGTGCCAGTGGCACATGCCGCCATCGACTAGCAGTAACTCGCCGCGCTGCGCGCTTTCGTGGAGCGTTTCGAAGATCATGCCGCGTTCCTTCCCAGCTTCTGTCGGTCCGTCAATCTATCGGTAGAGCAGGGCGCTTTTTGCGCCGCTGCGCTGCTTTATTTTTCGCCTAGTACATGTGTAACATAATCAGAGAAATGCGGTAGGCCAGTTTTATATGTTACACATGACCCTGTTTCTTCGCCTGTTCGTGCGCGTCGAGCACTCTCAGGCGCTCCGGCAAGATGCGCAGGAACTCGCCCATGTGCATGTGCTGCTCGATTAGCTCGCGCGCTGCCGCACGGACGCGGCGCGTCTCTGGGTCGCTGCCTCGCAGCACATAAGCGAGGTAAATCAGCCCGTCGAGTTCCGCGTCCGTGAGCGCCATCGCGCGATCCCCCCACCCCGATTAAGACGACCCTTCCGGGTCAATCTCTGCCTCATCCCGCAGCCAGACGCGCGCCACTTGATGGCAATTCGGGCAGATCGGAAATCGGGATGATGCGTCGGAGTAGCGTGTTCCGCAGTGGCTACACTCGACATGGTATAGTTTCCGGCTCAGCCCGATCTTCAGGTTAACCGCCAGCGCCAGGAGTTCGATCTCACCCTTCAGCCGCGCGATCTCGCGGTGGTCGCTCTCCGGCGCGGTTGCCAGCGCCGCCGCCTCGCGCAACCCCATCAGGTCGTCGTGCAGTTTCGTGTTCGTGTCGCTCATCAGTTACACCTCTGCTTCTTCATGGTCCGGTAGAGTCTGGTAAGGCATCGGATTGTCCTTTCTGCGGGGCGCGCTCCGAACGCGCCCCGCTCGTCTGCGTGCGCTACGCCTCAACGGTCGCGAGCAGCGCAATCAGCTGCTCAACTTGCGCGGCACGGGCGGCGGCACGGGCGGCGATCCTGGTGGCGGCCTGTGCGGCGGCCCAGGCGGCGGCCAAGGCGGCCTCCCAGGCGGCCTCCCAGGCGGCAGGTCTGGCGGCGTCCTGTGAGGCGGCCAAGGCGGCGTTCAAGGCGGCGGTCCTGGCGGCGTCCTGTGCGGCCCTGGCGGCGCCCCAGGCGGTGGTCCTGGCGGCGCCCCAGGCGGCGGCACGGGCGGCATCCTGCGCGGCGGCAAGCTCATCGTCGGTCGCCTCGCCGCGCAACCAACGTCGCTTCGTGGCGATAGCTTCAACGCTGCGCGGATCGGCTCCCCCCACCAGCGCGAACGCCCACTCGGCGCACCGACAAGCAAATTCGTGGAGCACGGGCGCGGGAATCCAGGATTCCCGCAGCACGAGCCACAGCTTGTCTTGTGCGGTCACGTTTGGGTGGCGCAGCACGTCCAGCGCGGTCCCCTGCCAGTCGCGCGTGCAATAGCCGCGCTCGGCGGGGTCACAACATGGGTTCAGCGACATGATGTCGCTATACGTGTGTTGCATCATCGTGTTCCTTTTGAGCATCACAGCACCCCCAGGAGTGACAGCGCGCCGAAGGCCATCAGGAGCGCGACCACGACCACCGCGTAAGGCAGCCAGTCCATCCCCCGGCGATCGATGTGCCGGGACGTGATGAGCAGGTAAGCCAGTTCAAACTCGTCATGGTCCACGTTTTCGGGTACATTCTGAGAAGGCACGGTAATCATCCTTTCTGCGGGGCGCGCTCCGAACGCGCCCCGCGCCTGCACGGGTCTAGTGTCCGTTGCCGCTTCCGGCGTGCGCGAGTCGCGCGCCGGTTGGCTTTAGCTGGCTGGCGAGCAACTCGCGCATCTGCTCATTGTCCCGCTTCAGCCGCGCGATCTCGTCTTCGAGCGTTTCGCGTTCGTCGGGGTCCACCGACACACCCGCGAGTTCGAGGTCAGCGGGCCGAATCCAGACCACGCCGACACTCCCGAAATGCACCTCTACGATGTTGGCGCGGGGCGACGTTGACAGCACGACGCCGAGCGAATCAGCCCACAGCAAAGGGCCAGCGAGGATGCTCCGCTTGTTGACCAGGGTGCGCCGCGTCGCGACAATATCTCCGGTCGAAAAAGAGTGTTTCTGCTGTTCTGGCATTAGATTCTCCTAACGGGTCGCGCGCGCGTGCTGCTGCGCGAAGTCTACGTCCGTGATGGGGGTATGCTCGAAGCGGCGGCGCTCCAACTCGCGGATGGCGGCGCCGTCCAGACCGTCGATGCAGTCTGCGAACCAACGTCCGAACGCCGTCTTGTGGGGAGGGGTCGGCACGCTCACGCGCACGCGCGACCATGTAAAGGTGTGCAGTCCGCTGGTGCCGGGCACGAGCGTGATATAGGCCAGCCGCCAGCCATCTCCCGGCGGCGCCCACTCGATCGCGGTCGTGGCTGTCTCAGTGGGCTGCCACGTGCCGAGTGCCGTTTGCTGCCACACGCGGGCCGCATGGGTCAGCAGCGCGTCGAAGCCCTTGCGGCTCAGCAGCACCTCGTAGCGGCGCGGGCGGCCGAGCGGGTCGGTGATGACCACCCCGCCCCGCGACCACTCGCCGCGCGGACCGAGATCATGCGAGATCGTGTGCATGTCGCCGTTAATGCCGACTTGCCAGAGCCTCTCAAAAGGCTTGCGGTTGCGTGGCAGACTGACACGCCCGCGATAGCGCACGACCAGCGTCAGCAGGTGGCGCGTGAGGCGGCGCAGTTCGCCTTCGGTCCCGTCGAGCGGGTCCATGTCGCGCGGGGGTTTCAATAACAACGTGTCGTTCATCGCGTCCTCTCCGTGTCTGTGGGGGCGGGCGTGCGCCCGCCCCGCTCGTCTGCGTGCGCTACCCCGCCTTCCAGCGCTTCTGCGGCGTGTCCGCTGGCACCGGCACCTCGACCAGTTGCGGTTGGGCGGCGGGCGCGTTACCCTCTGCCGACTCGTAGCGGTCTACTGCCTCCGCCACCGCTGCCACGACAAAACCGTTACCGAACACAGCCGCCCAGCCAGCATCCGCGCGCAACTTGCCTTCCTCTTGCAAGGCTTTGATGATCGTGTTCGATGCATGACTGATATTCGTCACGTTCGGATACTTGCCCATGATCCACTGTTGCAGCTGCGGGAGCGTGGTCTGCGACAACGGGCGCTTGTCGGTCGTCGCGTCGTAAGCGTCCACCTGCTCTTGCGCGGCGGGCGGCAGTTCGTCCGCCACGCTCGGCTTCGGCGGGTTGTGCGTGCTGCGCTCACCGCGCGTGGTGGGCTGCGCTTCACTGTCGGGCGTGGGCGCAGGTGCGGCAGTTTGCACTTCGCCCGTGTCGTTGTCTACAATGCGCGGCGTGGCGTCAATTACGTCGCCTTCCTCGTCTACCGCTGCACCGAGTTCGTCCGGCGTGTAGATCGGGCCGCCGAAGATGTCCGGGCAATGCCACTTCGCACCGTTGGAGATGGCGCGCGCAAACAGCATGTTTGCCGGAAACTTCTTCCAGTTGTCGCCGTTAAGCTGCGCGTTCTTCGCATCTTCCATCGTGAAGCGCGACCTGCCGATGACCTCCCCGTTCTCGGTGAACTCAATTTCGCACGCCTTATCGGTGTGTTCGATGATGCGGTAGCTATACTTGCCGCTGCGCTTGACCGCTGCGGCCAGCAGGTTTGCGCTCAGTGTAACGCGCCCCTTAATGATGTTGATCCCCGTCATGCTGGCGACTGGCCCGAATCCAAGTTCTTGCCCCGCCAGCACTTTGACGACCGCTTGTGCTGCGCCCCGGCTGTCTGTAAAGAAGCCGCTTTGCGCCAGCACCTCACCCAGCTTCATCACGTCCATATCGTTCCGAACTACTAATGCGTTGCTCACCTCAAACCTCCTACGCCGCGCGCCCGAAGACGCGCCCCACTGTCAACATGTACTTGCCGCGCAACCGCGCCAGCGCATCCGCACAATGGACGGTATCCAGGCGGGTCACGCTGTGTTCCGGCAAGCTCAACGATTGCATGGTCTGCTCTTTCCCTACAATGCCCCTACGAACGCCTACGAACGCTCATCTTCGTACTTCTTGCCACAGAACGGGCAATAGCTGGCAACCAGCCGTTTCGGACGACCGCGCTTCTTGCTGTCAATCTTCTCGGTCTCAATCCACACGCCTGCCATGTGGAACGTGCCGTCGCGCAGCGCCATCACAGGGATGATGCGCGTGTTGTACTGTGCCAATTCGTCGTTGATCAGCTTCATGCAGTCACACATTGTTCTGTCTCCTACAATCCCAGCGCGTTGCCGGTTTCCAACTTGCCATTCACATACGTTCCATCTCGTCAAGCATCGTCTTGCGTCCCTTCTGCGCCTGCGCTACACTCGCGCCGGGCGCGCTGCGGGCGGGACGTTGCGAGCGTCCCGCCCTCCCCGTTCGTTTGCCCCTAGCGGCGCGCCCAGCCCGCCGCTTCCGCCGCATCTTTCAGCGCGTACCAGTTGGCGACCTCGCGCCCGAACTGTTCCCACGCGATCTCGCACGCAAAACAGTAGCCACTATCCGGGTTTGCCGTGCAATTGCAGCCAGGCGTCCGGCACTTCTGCGCGCCCTTCGTGGTGCCATTTTCGTTACGTCCGTTTTGCTTATTCATAATTCCTCCCAAAACCTCTCAGACTAATTCGGGCGATATTCGCTACGCCGCCGCGTCCGGCTTGCGCGCGGGCGGCGTCAGCTTCATCGGCGGACGGGCGCGTTCGTCCATCAGCGCCACCGTCACGTCGTCGGGCGCGTCTGCGGGCGTCGCGTCGTCGTCGTCTTCGTGCGCGTCTGCGGGCGACGCCAGCGGGTACACGCGCTTCCCGGCACGCACTACGAGGTCAGCGCTCGTGGGGATGCCGAGTTGCTTGCGCATCTGGTCGTTCTCCGCGCGCAGCGCCGTCACCTCGCGGTACCAGTGTGCAGCGCTAAACCCCGCGCACACGTCCTTCACGTCCTGCTCCGCCACCAGCGCCGCGTTTTCCAGCGCCGCCAGCTTCGCGTTCGCCGCGTCCAGCTTGGCGGCCAGCGTGTTGCGTTCATCACGCAGCACCGCGAGTGCGCGCTTCAGGCTGTCGTAGTGCGTCAGCTGCGCCGTCAGCGTCGCGTTCTCGTCTGCCAGCATCGACGCCTCGTTCAGCGTCCACTCCGCGCCGTATTCGGCGTCCAGGTTCGCTTCCACACGCCACTCGCGCCCCAGGTACAGCACCGCGTAGGTGTGCCGCCGCGCCTCGTGGCGCATCCGGGCCGCGTCGCGCGCGTCGCGCTCTGCCTGCAGCTCCGCTTGCAACTCGCCGTTCATTCGTGTCTCTCCTGTTCGCTAAGTTTCGTGTTGTGCGCGCTAGCCCGGTTGCCAACCGTCCGGCAACGGCGCCGGGCCTTCGATAACTACCGGCTCCGACACAAACTCAGCCGGGTGCGGCTGAGTATAGTTGTGGCGATACGCCACGACTACACGATGCCCCTCCGGGCACTGTACGTCTGACGGACCATAAAATCTCTTACCGTCTCTGTACGTCTTTCCATCCCGGCACGCCCACTCGACGAGTGAGCGCTCCTCGATGCCTACATCGATTGCAACCTCGATGTAGGCAGGCGCGCTCCGCAAGGCGCGGAATGGATTCTCAACTTTCTCAATCCGCCCCGAAAGCGGGCGCGATCCGTATGCGCCCGACACCAGCCAAGCGCTGCGAACCCGGTACTTCTTGTTTTCAGCATAGAAGAACCCCTGATTAAGCATACCCTTCGTCATGCCGTCCATCGTGTGCCTCCTGCCGCGTGCGCGGCGTGCGGGGCGTCGCCCCCTGCTCCGTGTGCGTGTGGGCGCTTGCTACAGCGCCCGCCCTGCTTCGCGCTCTGCCAGCCATGCATCCCGCGCAGCCGCGTAAGCGTCTTCGATGGTCAGCGCCCACTTCTTGATGCGCCGCTCAATGTATCGCTGGTCGCGGTAGATGACCTCGCAGCAGTGGATGCGGCTGGTGCTCTCGTCCCACTGCCCGCCGCCGTTGACTACGAAGTGCGGGGCCATGAGGCTCGACTGACGTTCCTCTAAGGTCTGATAGTAGGGGTACTCATTTGTGCGGTCCATCGTGCGCTCCTTGCCGCGCGCGGCGGCGTGTTCGTTTACTGTGCTTACAGTATAGCACAGGTGCGCATCTTGTGTCAAATGCGCACTTGTCGTCATTATGCAGCCTTTGCCGTTTGTAGTGTCACCGCACACTCGGCATGTATCCACCCGTAAGGCGCAACATGGGCTATTTTTTGCACCTGCTTTACAATCGGCCTCTTGCAATATTGGCAAGTCGATGTGTACTGCGCAGTTCTCACCCGAAAGCTTAACGGCGCAACATTTTTTGCCTGATTGCTTACAACCTTAAGTTGCGGCTCTGTCGCGACAGTGGGTTTTAGGTGATAAACAAGTAACCCGCGCGAGGCAAGCGCATCAAAAGTGAGCGCGAGAAATGACTGATTGCTTCGTGGGTTTTTCCCGAACGTGTACGGGGCTGTATTGGCAGCAATCGCCTGGAGAAGCGCTGCCGTGTTAACGGCGACAACCTCAATAAACGCCCCGGTCTGTTCATCGAAGTACCCATAGACGAACAAATTAGCCTCAAGCTTATAAAGCTCACTCGGCTGATTTGTGGAATGATTCCATTCTGTGATGGTAACGTCGCGCTTATGCGCCCACTCCGGGCGGCGGAACCGCTCTTGAACAGTGAAGGCAAGCGGTTGTCGGAGCTTCATGACCTTAACGCGAACAATGCGATCCACGGCCATTTGACCGTCAAGCACGCGCCCGCGTTCACTGTCTGCAAACAGCGTGTCTTTGTCAAACACGAGCTGCGCACGGCTTACCCCGAAAAGTGCAGGGTAAACTTTCTCGCGAGCAATCTCATGCGCTTTGTTGCTAAAATGCGCGTTGGCAAGGCTGTATGGAGTTTTCACGCGGCCGTCTCCTGTAGAGCCGCGTCAATCTTCGCTGCCTTATTGCCTGTCAGGTTTTCCCACCGGGCTATAATGTCTTCGCAGAAGTCCGGGTTAATCTCTCCCCCTACACATACGCGCCCCATTTCTTCGGCCACAAGCAGCGTAGTACCGGAGCCGAGAAAAGGATCAATCACCACGTCTCCCGGTTTGGAAAACAACTCCAGCAGCCGGGCCAAAAGCTCGGATGGCTTGCGCCCCTTATGGCCACTGTCTTTCGTTTCGGACGCATTAATGCTGACGCGCACAATGTCCTGGGCATTGCGGTAGATCGACTTGTTGGAAAAGAGCGCGACATAGATCCAGTTCCCGAATCCAACCGCGCCGCGCGTCATGCCGTTGTCAATCCAACAAGACAGCGACCACACATAAGGCATAGAGGTCACGCGCGCAAACTCGAAGATTGATGCGATTCCAGGCGTGACAGCCACTACGGGCGCGGCATCAATTAGCCAGTCGTGGAACCACTTAAATCCCCGGTCCCACTCATCAACATTTGCGTTATAAGGTGGATCGGCAAAAGCAAAAGCGCCCCGCCCCGTGTTATCAATAAACGCTCGGCTAGATGTGTCACCGCAAAAAAGACGGTGCTCGCCAAGCTGCCACCAATCGCCAGGCTTCACCGCCGGCCGAAGTGGGATAACAGCAACCGCGCCATCAACCGCGTCTGCAACTGCTTCACGCTCCGCCCGGCGCTGTTCTGCGCGTTGGCGCGCGTGGTGCTTAGCGACACTTTTCAGCGCGCGCGCGATAGTGGCCACATCGTCGTTAGCGTAGTCGCACCACTTTTCCATATCGTCGCCATAGTGGAAGCCGCCCGTGCGCAGAATTTCCTCATACGTGCCGTTGCTGTCTGGATCGGTGTGCTGAGACTTGTGCAGCCGAACTAGCGTGCGCGCCTTCTCATCGTGATCAATGCAAATCTCGGCAGCGCGAGCGCGGTCAGCTTCGGGCAGCGCTTTGAGCGCGCGGGTGATCTCATAGGCGCGGTTCGTGCTGATGTCGCCAGCGCGGGCGGCAATCTTCACCGGCTCCGGCGCGTCGCGTTCAACCGCTTCCACCTTATCAATAGTGCGCCCTGATACGCCTGCTACGTCTGCCAGTGCGTCCCGCGTCTTACCCTGTGGTAAATTTGCCACAGGGTCCGCTGGCTTCCCGGCCAGCATCCGCGCCTTCGCCCGTGCCGCGATCACGCCCTTGAGCCGAAGCGCTAGCGCGCCGCGCGAGTAATCGTTCAAGTTACGCCGCGCGAGTTGGTTGCGTAGTATCCACTCCTTCGCCGCGTCACGATCTTCGAACTCGTGTTCCTTTACCTCGAAGGGGATGCCATGCGCCTGACAGATGGCGTAGCGGTTGTGACCGTCCACAATCACGCCGTGCCACACATCAAGCGGGTGGCGGCACCCCTCGGACTTGAGGCTAGTCTCCAATTCGGCGCGCTCGTCTTCGGCCAGCGGCGGAATCAAAGACTGAAATTCGGGATCAATTTTCAGTGTTTGCACTTCACAATCTCCCGGCGGATACGCCGCCAGCATCTAAGAACGCGAGTCCATTATAGCGCACTTGGCGCAATAGTCAATATGCGCGCTATTGACAGCGCGGCGCGTTGTGCTATACTTGTTGCATGGTGCACACCACAAAGGAAGGGTGGAATATGACAAAAGAAGAGAAAATCCGGGTGAACGTGACGCTGACTGGCGACCTGGCAAAAGCGTTTAAGCGCGAGCTGGGCAAAACACTCGCCACCAATGCCACGCTGACGCGCGTCGCAATCGAGAAGTACCTGAACGACAAGGGGTATGACGTGTCGGTTACGTCGCGCTGGGGTGGATCGCGCAAGTCGGAATCGGATGAAGTCGAGGGGCAGCCAGCGGCGGTGAGCGTGCGCTAACCACGCCCACCGCCCGGCGCATGGCGAGCGAGCGCCAGCGCCACGTCTATCATACGCGCGCGCGGGGGCGCGTGCAAGCCTGAGAGCAGAGTCACACGGGCGGTCCATAGCCCTGACTCCTACATAGCACAGCGTTACCTAAGTATACCACACATCAGCTTGGGGAGAGGGGGCGCTATGCGTAAATTTGGAGAATTCTAACCGGCAGCGTAGGGCACGGGGGCGCAGAACAGGTGTATAATACAAGTGTGACGATTCACACCTCGGCGCGTAATAGTTCATGAATAATTCATAAACGGCACGCGTCTATTTACTTCGTTTGGTAAGCGGTTCGTGTAGCACTTTTGGGCTATTCTGAGGGACTAGTGAAGGAGAGGCGGGAATGCTACAAGTCTCAGTAAGCAGGGCTATCGTCCACGACACGATGTGGTGGGCACTGGCGGCGGTCTTGATCTTCCACCTTCTCCACCAACCGCCAGCGCCACCCGACCGTGCCGCCCACCAGCAGCCGAGCAAGACGCCGGAAGGTCATGAGAAGGTTACGCCGGTCGCGTTTGCGCGCGCCGCATCGTAGCCTCCGAATATATCTTAACATGAATATTGTTCAGGATGGTGCACTAATAGGCGCGGGCGCAGTGACGAGCGCCCACTTACACGAGGGGTCCACGCGCAATCCGGCGCAACTGAAACGCGACCGCTTCTGGCGGGGAGCGGTCGCGTCCTATCCAGCAGGACCCGTACAGCACGACGCCCCAGGGACGGGGGCGACGGGCGCGGCGGGTTATGTATACGCACACCAGGAGGTAACCCATGTGCGCATCTGTTAACGATTCTATCACCTCGCAGGGCTCGCGTCAAGCGCGCCCCACTGTACAGTGGATTGACATCCACTCCGACCAGCAGATAGAGGCGCTCCCCCGCTTCTTCCTGGAAGATCGCGGTAGAGGATATGTCTACCTTCTGCGAGCTAGAAATGGCCGAACGAAGATAGGCGCGACGGTGAATCTTCCAGCACGGATCGCTAAACACCGGCGAAAGTGGCAAGGGGAGCTTGATTTTGAAGTAATCGGGGTCCTTTTGTCCGAGAACTGCTACCAACTGGAATCATCACTTCACCTCAGATTCCGCGCTTGGCGGAGCAAAAACAAGCGGCGGTCCTATCGCGGAGATTGGTTTGACTTGACTCCCGAGGACGTGGAATACATCAAATCTATCGGCGGTGCGGCATGAGCGCGAACAGACAGGAGCAGGGTTTTGATTTTCGCTGGGGCGTTCCGGCGATAGATAGGGCCAGAGAAGGCGGATCGGACGTGCCGGGGTTTGTCCTGCGTAATTACCACAAGCTCGGCATAACCCCCACGGAGATGATGCTTATCATTCACCTTTCGGCCTATCACTATAATTCCGAGAAAGGCGTCGCACGTCCGTCGCTAAAAACCATCGCCGCCATGATGGGGTTTAAGAAAGACGCCAGCGTGCGCAACCACCTAAAATCGCTAGAGAAGCGCGGGCATGTAGTTGTAAAGCGCCCGAAAGGTAAGTGCTCTGTCTATGACTTTCGACCGCTATCTGCGCGCTGTTTGTCACTAGAGCAAGGCGGAGCGGAGTCTCCCATTGACATAGTACCCCATTCTGATGGGGTACCCCATGCGAATGGGGGTCAGGTACCCCATTCTGATGGGACCGAAGATAAAGAAGTTAAGAACAAGAATCTAAAAGCTATTGCTGACCCGCCTAACGGCGGTCAGCGGCGCGCGGCGGAAGAATCAAAACCAGCCCCGGAGCGCAAACGCGATCCGATATTCGAGGTTGTGATCGCGCGCAACTTCGGCGTGGCGCTAGACGACAAGGCAGGCGTCGAGGCCGTGCGCGACAAGGCGAACTGGATCACCTCGTGGTTGAAGGGGAACGCGGTCAAGAAGAACTCGCGTGATAAGCGCAAGTCGCTTCCGGGCTGCTCCCCGCCCGCGTCGCCTGAAGAGGTGGGCGCGTTCTACGATTGGTGGGAGCGCGAGAAGGGAATCGACAAGCCCAGCACGGCGCTCGGCATTGCGCAGTTCATGTCTGTTTTTCGTCAGGAGCGCAAGCCCGCGCGGACGGGTCCCGCTGTCCACTTCCCGAAGCCGCAACATCGTTGTACGGTGTGCGGCGATCAGGATACAGGCGAAGGCGCAACCGGCATGTACGTGGGTCCCGACGGCAAGTCTATCCCCTGCCCCGCGTGTTTAGCGGCGGAGCAAGCCGCGCAGGAGGTGCGTGATGAGCAAGCCGCCTAGCGACAACGGGCGCGCGGCCGTGCCCGACCAGCTCGCGCCGCACAGCGTGGAAGCTGAGGAAGCGGTGCTCGGCTCGATTCTACTCGACAAGGGCGCGTTATATGACGTGGTGACGTTCTTGCAGCCGGGTGACTTCTTCCTGGTCAAGAATGAGTGGGTGTACGCTGCGATTCTGGCGCTACACAAGCGCGGGGAGCACATCGATTACCTGACGGTGATTGAGGAGCTGCGCAACGCGGGGCGACTGGACGAGTTGGGCGGCGCTGCGTACATCACCTACCTGATCAACAACACGCCCACTTCCATCTACGCGGACACTTACGGGCGGATCGTGGAGCGCGCGGCGGTGCGGCGGCGGTTGCAACGCGCCGCGTCCGAGATTGCGATGCTGGCGCAGAGTGAGAATCAGCCGGTAGACGTGGCGCTCGACATGGCATCTGCGCTGCTCGCGAACGTGTCCCAGGTGCGCCAGCTACGCGACTTGCAGACGGCGCGCGACCTGCTCCCGTCGGTCTTCGACCGCGTGGAAGCGGCGCGGGAAACCGGAAGCACGGGCATCCCCACCGGGTTTGCAGACATCGACCGGCGGCTTGGCGGCGGGTTGCAAAAAGGCGATCTCGTGCTGCTGGCCGCGCGCCCGGGCATGGGCAAGACCTCGTGGATGCTGTGCGCCGCGATGAACGGCATGAGGGCGCAAGTGGCCCGTCCGCTGATATTCTCAATGGAGATGACGGCGGAGCAGCTTGTTCAGCGGTGGATTGCGGTGGACTCTGGCGTATCGACTGACAAGATGCGTTCTGGTCGCATGACTGACGCTGAGTTTAGCGCGTTTACGACTGCGTGGGCGGCACTCGACGGGCTGCCTTTCGTGATTGACGACACCTCCGGGTTGACGCCGGAACAGTTCGAGGCAAAGGTGGCGCGCGCGGTCGCTGAACACGGCGTCAACGTGGTGATGGTGGACTACCTCGGCTTGATGAATGTGCCGGGGCGCAGCGAGAACCGCACGCAGGAGATTAGCCTCATCAGCCGCACGCTCAAGAACGTCGCGCGGCGGTTCGATGTGCCGGTGCTGGCGGCATCGCAACTTAATCGCGCGGTGGAGTCGCGCCAGGACAAGCGCCCGATGCTTGCCGACTTACGCGATTCCGGCAGTTTAGAGCAGGACGCGGATGTGGTGCTATTCATCTACCGAGACGACTACTACAACGAGGCCAGCGACCGCGCGAATCAGGCGGACATCATCTGCGCCAAGCAGCGCAACGGGCCGACGGGTACGGATACGCTGTACTTCCGCAAAGACACGACGCAGTTCTCAAACCTTATACGTAAGGAGGTGGACCTTGCTGGCTACTAGACGCACGCGCATCACAGACGCGCTCGACGCCCCCGCGCCGCTGGACTTGGGAGGTGCGTGGTGAGCGGGCGGCTGGCGTTACCCGCGCGCTGTGCGTCGAGTGTGGCGGGGCGGTATGGCGTGATACTAGCCGATCCGCCCTGGCAGTTTCGCGTGTGGGCAACCAGCGACAAGGCGCACGGTAGCGCAGAGGCGCATTATCGCACAATGTCGACTCAAGAGATTGCAGCGATGCCGGTAGCTGAACTTGCCGCGCCCGACTGTGCGTTGTTCATGTGGGCTACATGGCCCACTTTACCGGATGCGCTCGACGTCGCGCGCGCGTGGGGATTTACCTACAAGACGCTCGGCTTCATTTGGGTAAAGCGCACGCCGAACGGCAACGGATGGCATACGGGGCTTGGATACTGGACCCGCGCCAATTCAGAGCCATGCTTGCTATTTACGCGAGGAACGCCGCGCCGCAAGAGTCGCCGCATTTCGCAGGTGATCGCGGACGTAGGACAGCTTGAACTTTTACCGCCGCTTATAGCACCGGTCGGGGGGCACAGCGCCAAGCCACACGATCAATACAGCAGGATTGAGTCTCTACTCAACGGCCCGTACCTGGAACTGTTCGCACGCAATAGCGCCCCCGGATGGGACGCTTGGGGGAATGAAGCGCCGAACTGCATCGACTGGCGACCCGTGCGCAGACGGGAGGCGGCATGAGCACCCCCACCCACGCGCTCGACGGCGAGCGCCCGGCGACCGTGACCCACTGGTGCGAGACGTGGCGCGCGATGCGCGCGACGAAGGTGCCCGCGCTGGTCGAACTGGACGTGCTCGCGTGGATTGAGACGCTCGAAGACACGGTGGCGGCGCAACGGGCGCTGCTGCGCGAGATGCGAGAGGCCGCACAGGAGGCGGCGGAGTAGCATGGCTGGTTATCAGTACACCATCATCATCGGGAACGTCGGACGCGTCGATGACGGCGCGTTGGCCTACACGCAATCCGGCACGGCGCGCTTCCGGTTCAGCGTATTCGTCACGCGCAAGTGGACCGACCGCACCACGAACGAGGCGCGCGAGAAGACGACCATCTTTAACTGCACAGCGTGGCGGCAACTTGCGGAGACGTGTGCGCAATACGTCCGCACCGGGATGCAGATTATGGTCACGGGCGAGGTCGATGCGCGGGCGTACACCGCGCAAGATGGTGAGGCGCGCGCGTCCCTCGACCTTGATGTGCGCGATGTCCAGTTCCTCGGCAGCCGCGAGGACGCGCGCGAGGCGCAGGCGCGGGATGCGGACAGCGACCGAATGCCGTTCTAGCGGCGGGAGGGGACGAGAAGTGAGCGAGGCGAAGGTCACGATTCCGCTGACACTGACTGCGAAGGTCGAGGCGCGCGTGGCAGAACTGTTCGCAGAACGGTTCCCGCCGGGCAGCGACGGCCCACCGGTGGGGTTCGACATCGGGGCGCTGTACGAGCAGGCGACTTGCGAGGTAGCGGAGAAGGTGAAAGAGGAGATCCAGGCCGCGTTCCAGCGCGACGCCGATCGTTTCTTGGGCCGGGAAGTTGACGGCGCGGAACATGGCTGATAAGCGGCGGGAGGGGATGAGATGAGCTACATTGGCCCGATAGACAAGTACAACCTTGACCGGCTGCGCGAGCTGGCCCTCGTTTTGTACCGTAGTCAAACAGTTCCGCGCGGAAGCTATCGCTATCTGATTGACACCCTTATTGGTGAGTGGGAACAGCGCGGTAAGCGCATCGTGGAACTTGAGGCGGCGCTTGCACAATTCGCAGACCATGAAGACGTCGCAAGTGTGTTGAATCGCCACTGGACCAATAACGCTTGGTATCCAGGGCACCCGACACTTACGGGGGAGGACGAATCTTGACGCGCGCACCGCAAGCCGCCGAGTTGTTCCGCCTGCCCTACGGCCCGGCGCGTAACCGCGCGGTCTACGACCTGTTCATGGGCGGGCGCACGAAAGCGGAGTGCGCCCGCCTGTCCGGGCTGTCCCTCGGACAGGTCGGCGCGGCGATCCGCTGGTGCTACGCGCAGGGCTTGCCGCGCAAGGGGCGCGCGCGCGCCGACCGCCCCGCCCCGGAGACGGAGACGGCGCGCGTGTTCGTGTCGGCAGACCAGCGCCGCCTGATGCTGCGCGAGTACCTGGGCACCAGCTGGCACGCGGAACCGTTCTACCTGCAAGTGCCGCGCCCGTCGCGCCGCGTGGTGGGCGTGGGCGACTTCCACGGCCAGCCCGACCCGCAAGTGGTCGCAGAACTGGTGCGCGCGCAGGCGGACGTATACGTGATCGGCGGCGATACGATGGACAGCCGGTACGCCAGCGCGCACGCGGCCATGTCAAAGGAGGAGCGCACGCGCAACCGGCAGGAGGAAGCGCGCTCAGAAGCAGCAGCGGTGCGCGCTATGTTCGAGACGTTGCTGCAAGAGACACGCGGGCGGCTCGACATCATGCATGGGAATCATGAGTCGTGGAGTTTTAAGCGCGTGTCCGAGGTGTTGCCAGAGTGGGCGCTGCAATACTACCGCACGCCGCTCGAACTGGTGACCGATGATCTCGGTCCGCGCGTGCGACTGGTGCGCTATGAGCACACCTACCGGCATCCCGACGGATCGCGCGCGGACGTGCCGGGTACTGAGTTCCTGTACCGGCTGGGCGACGTGCTGTTCAGCCACATGAACTTCACTAGCACGAAGACGATGCAAGGCGTCACGCGGCTGTATCGCGACTGGTTCCAAGAATGGTGGCGGCCGCTGGGACTGGAAGCGGTGCATCTGCTGGTCCACTTCCACGTCCATAGCCGCTGCATGGTGACGGCCAGCGGCGGGCACATGGTACTGGTCGAGCCGGGTATGGGTGGCGTACCGGGCGCAGAAGCGTACAAGTTCGGCTACGAGGGCAAGTGGCGTCCGAGCGTGCAGGGGTTTGTGATGTTTGAGCAGTACCAATCCGGTGAAGACTGGTACACCGATCCGGCGAGCATCCAACTGGTCGCGCCGCGTATGGGCGTGTACGGGCGCGCAGAGAGCGAGGCGGCATGAGCGAGAAAATCACGAAAAGCGAACTTGAGCGCAAGTTTCTCTACTACTGGCGGATTCTCGCCCCGGAAGGCTGCGCCGCGCCGGTTCAGGAGTACCGTTTTGCGCGTCCGGCGCGCCAGTTTCGTTTCGACTTTTGCTGGGTAAATAGCCGCGTTGCCGTGGAAATTGAAGGTGGCGTATACAGCGGCGGACGCCACGTTCGGCCAAAGGGCTACACCAGCGACGTGGAAAAGTACAATATGGCAACCATGCTGGGCTGGCGCGTGCTGCGCTACACCGGCGAAATGCTGGACGAAGACCCGGCGCGCGTCGTGCGCGAGGTCGCGACGCTGGTGCTGGGGGTCAAGGCGGCGTGACGCACAGGGCGCGTGCCGTCCCGCGCCGCGCCCTGTGGTAGACTACGACATTGGAGCCGAATAGTCTGAGGGGATTGTACCATGACGGAGAATCATGAGCAAATTGCCCACTACCCTACCCTGACGGATTCGCAGCGACAGCGCGCACGTGACCGGGCGCGACAGAACCTTGCCGCGCGACTTGGCGGCGAGCCGCGCTACAGCGACTTCGTGCGGCAAACGCACAGTCGGTATGGGCCGTGGGCGGAACGCTTGGGGCTTGCGGTGGCAGCGGTGGTGTTGCTGGCGGCGTTTACCATCTCTGCGATCCACGTTTACGGCGTGGGCTATGACACGTACTTCGCCAGCAGCAATGACGCGCGAACGGCGGCGATCATCGGCGTCGCGCTGGTTGTCTTGGCGGAGGCGTCTGTGATTGCCCTATCGGTGTTGCCGACGCTGTGGAACACGCCGCCGCGCGTTACGCACATGATGCAGGCGGGGGTTGTTGCATCGGCGTTTATCGCGACGGTAGGCAACATCGACGCCACTATTCTTTACACCTCGACGCCGTTTCACTGGTTGCGCGCGTGGTGGTCATCGTTGGCGACTTCGCCGGCGGACTGGATGCTGGCGACCTTGCCGCCGTTTCTAACGGTGTTGGTGGGCATGGGGCTTAAGTACCGGCTGCTGACGTCCAGTGAGATTCGCAAGTCTGCGGGCGATGCGTACCGGGCCGCGCTTGACGACTGGAACGCGCTGATGACCAACATCGAAGATCACAAACAGTGGCGCGTATTTTGGTTCAATGCGCTGTGGGATGAATGGGTGCGCGTGAATGGTGCGCGCGTGCAATTCGCGATTGATGACGATACAAAGCTGGCGATTGTGCTTCGTGAGATGGAAGCAGAAGACCGAATCGCACGTATCTTGAATGCAGGTAGTATGCGGCGGAATGCAGCGAATGCAACGGAATACGAGGGGAAATCGAAGAAGGATGTTGTCTTGGACTACCTGCGGAATAACCCTGAATTAGCGAGAGACGACCAAACGAATATCGCTGCAATCATCACGAATGCAACGGGTATTCAAATCTCACAATCGACTGTGAGCCGCGCGTTATCCGCTTTTTCGCAGAACGGGCATTCGGAGAATTAGCGGTGCTATTTGTCATGCGGTATAATTGTGGCACCTCAAATCAAAGCCCCTGCGATGCTGGTAACATCCAGGGGCACGACCAAACCTGTATAGGAGGTTCGGCATGAACGAGTATACCCCGCAGTCGCAAGATTCCAAATGCTACGTATATCTTATTCAGTCGGGTGATGGCCCGGTAAAGATTGGCGTAGCGACCGATCCACAGTTCCGCCGAAACGAACTACAAACGGGTAACCCCTATCCGCTGACAATCCGCATGCTTATTGAGTGTGCCACATCGTCGGGCGCTTATGAGGTGGAGTCCGCATTTCACCGAGCGTTTGCTGATGCGCGCCTGCTAGGAGAATGGTTTGATGTTTCACCGGAGCAGGTAGCGGAAATCCTTGTGTTGGCGGACGCGATAAAGCGCAACGTTGTCAATGTAGAGCCGTTTGCTTTGCCTGCGAGCGCCAGAACAAGTTACACGAAGAATATGTCCGCACGAGACGTAGCGCGCGCCTATATCGAAGCAAACCCGGACGCGCTGAATATGTCCGTCCGGCAGTTTGCGTCCGCCGCAGGCATTGGCAAGACGGTGGCCGCTGAGGTGATGCGCGAATACAACCAGGAGACGTTTAGCAGCAATGGGAACGGACATGAATACTAGTTTTGACGTGTCCGGGATGACGCCGGGGCGCGCTGTCCGGCGGGGGCATTGATGGCAATCATCTTCGGCACCTACCAGGGCCAGCCCGTGATGTTGGACTCGGAGCACACGGTGATCATCAGTGGCGCGCCGGAAGCCATCTGGCGCGCCATCCGCGCTAACTACCGCGAGGGTGAGCGCATTGACACGCAGATCGTCGCAGACATGACGTTCTTGCACCGCACAACTGTTGTGCGCAACCTCAAGCACCTGGCGCGCTACGGGCTGGTGCGCGCTGAACCCAAGCGGCCCGGCGGCGCGTATCGCTGCTGGCTGGTCGCCGCCAAACACCCCTCAAAGATCACACCGCTCGTAACCTCACAGCAAACATCAAAAGTTGCATAAGTCGCACAATTCTTGACTCCCGCCGTTATACACTGGTAGTAAGCGGTGTTGTAGCACCGCGTCGCGTCGCTGCGATGGGGCAGGCGGGAGCGAAACACACTTCTCGGCCCGGTACGTCCGCCAGCTAAAGGCTGGGGCGCGGGCCATCCTTACGAACTGGCGCCGATGACCTGCCCCTCGTTTCGCGGACGCAGCACATTGACATGCGACCTGCCCGGCGCGCCCGTGCTGGCGCGTCATACGGGGCTGCGCTTGGAAGCGTGCCGGGTTCGAGGCCCGGCGGTCGCACTGGGTTCCGGGCGCCACAAGACCCGGCGGATTCGCACGTTACGCGGGATGGGCGGCGTGTTGCTGGCGCGGCGCGCCGCCTCGGACTGGCAGGAGCGACGCATGGACGCAGGGCTGATTCGGCTGATCGTGCTGGGCGCGGTGTTCGCGGTCGTGTTCGGCGTGCAGATTTGGGCGCTGTGCGTGGTGGCGGCGCGATCGGATGATGATCTGGGGCAGCGGTGAGTCCATGACGGGCTTGGGCGGCAAAACAACTCTATGACGGCGATTTGCGGCGCGCGCACTCGGCGTGGCTCGTTGTGTCAGCAACCGGCAGGGTGGGGCACGGAACATCCGGGGGAAGGGCGCTGTAAGCTTCACGGTGGCGCAACGCCGCGCGGCCTGGATAGTCCGAACTGGAAGCACGGCCTTTATTCAAAGTACCTGCCAGAGAACATTAACAACAAAGTTCAAGCGTTTCTGGAAGCTGACCCGCTAGAACTGGTCAGCGAAATGGCGCTACTTCGCGCGCTGCTGGCGGAGTACATCAGCCGCTTTGATGCGTCTAAACCGACCGGGCGCGACATCGTGCTGCTGGCGGACTTGGCGGAGCGGGTAGGGAAGTTCAGCGAGCGTATCAATAAGATGCGCAACGAGAGTGCGCTGACAGGTGCGGAGATGGCGTATCTGGCGGCGCGCGTAGCCGACATTGTGGTGCGGTATATCGATGATCCAGACGAGCAACGTGCCTTCGTCCAAGACCTCATTGGGGTTATGGGGCGAAATGGTGCTCTCGAAGCTGGCGGAGAAGTCAGCGAGTAGCAGCGAACCGTTTGCAGACTTGCCATTTGAGGACTTCTGCGCGCGGTATTTGGTTGTTCAAAACAAGGCGGGGGAAATTGTCCCGCTGGTGTTGAACCGGGCACAGCGGCACTTGATCGCAAACCTGACGGGGCGCGACATCGTGCTCAAGGCGCGGCAACTCGGCATGAGCACGGTGATTCAGGCCAAGCTGTTCTACGAGCAGATGCGCGGCAACGCGCGCACGTACACGCTCTGCCACGACGACGACCTGACGAGCACGCTTCGGCGCATGGTGGACCGCTTCTATGACCACCTGCCGGATGTTGATCGCCCGCCGCGCAAATTCGCCAACGCCTTGCTGACGACCTACCCGGTGCTCAACAGCGAGGGCAGCATTGCGACAGTGGGCGGGACGGCGGGCAAGCGCAAGGGGCGCGGCTCGTCGGTGACGCACATCCACGGCTCCGAGGTGGCGTTCTGGCCGGATGCCGAGAGCGTGATGGGCGCGGCGCTGCAAGCGGGCAACCCGGCGATTGTGCTGGAGAGCACGCCGAACGGCATGACCGGCTGGTTTTATGAGCGCTGCATGGAGGCGCTTGACGGCGATTCGGTGTGGACGCTGCACTTCTTCCCGTGGTGGTGGGATGACGAGTATCGCATTCCACTGGCCGACGGCGAGGCGCTGGCATACACGCCGGAAGAACAGGCGCTGGTCGAGGCGCACGGCCTCGACGCCGAGCAGATCAAGTGGCGGCGGAACAAACAGCGGGAACTCCGCGACCTGTTTCCGCAGGAGTATCCCGAGGATCCGTACAGCTGCTTTTTGGCGAGCGGGACGTCGTATTTCGGGAATGTGGAGCATGTGTTCACCGCGCCGGCGGGCGCTGAGCCGATACCGGGCCGCCGCTATGTGGCGGGGCTGGACTTCGGACAGACGACCGACTACACGGTGATGTCGGTCCTGGATACGGTCGAGATGGTCGAGGTGGCCATGCTGCGCATTAACCGGATGTCGTGGGCTGACCAGCGCCAGCGGATTGCGGACATGGCGCGGCGCTGGAACAACTGCGAAGTGCACGCCGAGTGGAATAGCATCGGCGACCCGAACATCGAAGAACTGCATGCGGCGGGGGTTCGGGTGGTGGCCTTCAAGACGACCGCGCAAAGCAAGCCGCCGCTGATTCAGGGGTTGTACGTGGCTCTGCACGAGGCAGGATTGCGACTGCTTGACGACCCGGCAGGCCGTCACGAGCTGCGCTCGTTTATCAGTAAGCAGACGGCGACGGGGCATTGGCAGTACCAGGCGCAGGAAGGCAGTCACGACGACACGGTGATGGCTCGCGCGCTGGCGTGGCACGGGGCGCACAACCCGATGACGATCGAATTCGCGCCCAATCCATTTTTCGGGGGCTGAGGATATGCCTGGTGTAACCCGCTACATCCCGCCGACGGAAGACGGCCCGGCGCTGACCGCGCTTGAAAAGGCGTATGAGGACGAGCTGCGCGCGCGGCAGAAGGCGCACGCCGAGGCGTGGAAGCTGTACAAGGGTGAGCATCACAAGCACCTGAAGCCAGACGGCAGCGGGACCGATGACAATATCACCATCAATCTCGTCGAGCTGCTGATTGATAAGGGCGTCTCGGCGCTGGTGGGCACGAACGACCAGGGCGACATCGAAGGGGTGACGCTCGACATCGTAGACGAGCCGGGCGAGCGCGGGTACGAAGGCCCGCCGCCGGACTATTCCGCACCTGACCAGCCGCAAGCCAAAAGCCCGGCGCAGCAGGCGCTCGATCAGGTCTTCGAGGCGAACCGGCGAGACATCCTGCTGCACAACGCCATTCTGAACGGCGGCGTGTGCGGGCACGTGTTTTTGAAGGTCGTGCCGGACGGCGCGCGCGACCCGCAGACCGGCGAGAAGCGGCTGCCCCGGCTGATCAATCTGAACCCCGATATTGTGTCGGTGTTTTGGGATGAGAGCGACATCGAGCGCGTGCTGTGGTATCGCATCGAGTACGGGACCGAAGGCAGTCGCAAGCGGCAGGACATCGTGCGCAACGTGGACGCGACCGGGGAAGACGCCGACGGCTGGACGATCCACCACTACACGCAGACCGCGCAGCAAGCTGGCTGGCAGCGAGCAGGGGCGCCGGTGGCGTGGGAGTATGACTGGCCGCCGATTGTGGACTGGCCGAACCTGCCCGACCCGAACGGCTATTACGGGATGAACGACATTCGCACGGGCGGCGCGGTGAACAGCGCGCTCAACTTCCTGATGTCGAACATGGCGCGCATCATCAAGCATCACGCGCACCCGAAGACCATTATTATCGGGGCAAATGCTGACGAAGTGCAGCAGACAGCGGTAGACCGGCTGTGGACCATCCGCAATGAGAACGCGCAGATCCTGAACCTGGAAATGCAGAGCGACCTATCGTCTTCGATGGAACTGGTGCGCATGCTGCGCCGCTTCTTTTTTGACAGCGGTAGAGAAGTAGACCCAAGCAGCGTGCATGACCGGCTGGGCGACCTGACTAACTTCGCGCTGCGCGTGCTGTACACCGACACGCTCGCCAAAGGCGGCACGAAGCGGCTGCTGGCCGGGGACGGGCTGCGCAGCGTGTGCCGGTGCGTGCTCGACCTGATGGGCTTCGGCTTCGCGCACCAGATTACCGTGACGTGGCCGAAAGCCATCCCGACCGACGACCTGGCCGACGCGCAGGCGCTGGCGATTGACCGTCAGCACGGCCTGAGCCGCGAGACGTATCTCGACAAGCGCGGGTACGACTTCGAGCAGGAGATGGCGCGCGTGCAGTTGGAGCGCGGGGAGCGCATTGAGGACGCGATGGTGCAGCAGCAGGCGAGCGTGACAAGCGCGCTGGAAGGCATAGGCCGGCGCATGATGCTGGGGAGTGGAGTCAATGGCGGAGCGTGAGACGGTGCAGCCAAAAGGCCGCGCGAACAAATGGACCGATGGCGAGATTGCGGCGCTGTCAGGCATTGACGCGCGCGGGCGCATCCTGCCGGCGGTGCTGGCGGACGCGAAAGCCGACGCGCGGCGCTATCCCGATCTGGCGCGCTTCCTGGACGCAGTGAGGGACGATGGCAAGCGGACGCGGTAGCCGCAAGCCGTACCGCTGGAACGCGGGCGCGGGGCGCTACATTGACCCCGACAGCGGCCGGTTTGTGCCGAAGCAGGCCGAAGTGCGCGCGCTGGACGAGCGCATCACGGCGGGGATTGACCAGGTGCGCGCGGTGACGGTGGGCGTGCTGGAAGGCGCGGTATCGGTCGAAGACTGGCAGACAGCGGTCGCGGTCGAACTGCGGCGGATGCACACGCAAGCGGCGGCGCTCGGTCGCGGCGGCTGGCAGCAGATGACGCCGCGCGACTGGGGGCGGATTGGCCGGGCGCTGCGCGATGAATACGCCTACCTTGCCAACTTCGCGGTGACGCTGGCCGGGGGCAATCTGAGCGAGGCGCAGGTGAATGCGCGCCTGACGCTCTACGTCAACGGTATCTGGTCGTCATACTGGAAGGGCGTGGCGGGGGCGATGCAAGGCGCGGGCATGACCGAGGAGCGCCGCATTCTGACGCCTGCCGAGCACTGCAAAGACTGTGAAGGCTACGCGGCGCAGGGCTGGCAGCCGCTCGGCTCGCTCCCTGAACCGGGGGAAGGGTCGGCGTGCGGCCACAACTGCCGCTGCATCAAGGTCTACCGCACCCCTGACGGGCGCATGGTAGACGAGTGGATGACCGAGTACGACGTGGACTTTACCGGAGAGGTGGCTTGATGCCAGAAGAAATCGAGGGCCAGACGCCCACCAGTACGACCCCGGAGCAGGACTCCGAGGGACAGCAGCCAACGGCACAGCCGGACCAGACGCAGGCGCCGAAACTGGTTGACGTGAACGCACGCGACGAGCAGGGGCATCAGCTATGGTTCCCGCGCGAGGCGATCGAGCAGGTGCGCAGGGAAGCCGCGAACTATCGCACGCTGCTCAAAGAATACAAAGATGCGCTGGATGCGCACAAGCCCGCGCCGGAGAAGGGCAAGCCGAAGGCGGAAGACCAGGCGCAAGACGACCTCAGCGACCGCTTAGCGAAGCTTGAAGCGCGCGAGCGTGAGTTGGTGATCGAAAATGCGATCCTGGCAGCGGCGGCGCGGCGCACTGACGAGCGCGGGGCGTTTATCAACCCCGCCGAGGCGGTGAAGCTGATCGACCGCACCAACGTCCAATTGCACGACGACGGAACCGTGAAGGGCGTCGAGGAAGCGCTCAAGGCGCTGGCGACACAATCGCCGCACCTGCTGGTGCAGGACGGCAAGCGCCCGCCCAAGATTGACCCGACGAACCCCGGCGGGGGTAGTCCCGGCACGCCGCAGATTGTCAAAGACATTCAGGCGCGCATGAGCGGGCAGACCAACCCCTTCGGCGGCGGCGGCGTCGTGCTACCTGAGGAGTAACAAGCATGACCACTGGTGGAACGCGTTGGGCGGACATTACGTCCATCACCAACGACATTTATGAGGGGGCGCTGTTTACGCTCCGGCAGCAGAACCTGCTGGCGCGCACCGTGACGGTATTCCGTGATACCGCCGGTATGCAGCCCCGTAAGGTCACGGAATACGGGCAGGCGAATCCGCGCCAGGTCGATGAACTGGAAGACGTGACGCCGACCCGGTTCGACCGCACCCTGCTCAACACCCTGACGCCGCATCGCCATGCCGACATGTTCCTGTTGTCGGACCAGCGGGTCGCAACCGACGCGCAGAACGTTCGTTTGGACGCGGCGATGGAGCTGGGCGCCAGCTTTGCGCAGGACGTGGACGAGAAAATCGCGTCGCTGTTCGGCTCGCTGACCGGCGGGACCATCGGCTCGGCGGGCGGGACCATCACCTGGGCCAAGCTCATCGGCGCGCGCTCGCTCATGCAGGGGCTTAAAATCCCCGGCCCGTACTGGTGCGTTCTGCACCCCTATCAATGGGCGCACCTGGTTACCTCGGCGCTGGCAACCGGCGCGGAGATCGCCAACGCGCCCGGCTTCCAGGATGCGCTTGTGAACTCGTTTTTCACCAGCACCATCCTCGGCGGGGTGACGTTCGTGGTGACGCCGTCGATCGCGGTGGACGGGAACGGCGATGCCATCGGCGCGATGTACAACCCGATGGCGCTGGCCTATGACGAGCGCAAGGCGTTCAGCATCGAGCCGCAGCGTGACGCGAGCCGTCAGGCGACGGAACTCAACGCGTCCATGTGGTACGCCTACGGCACATGGGACCCGAAGCGTGGTATCGCCATCGTCGGTGACGCGGCGACGCCGAGCTAAGGAGAGAAGACCGTGAGCAATGCAACGGATGTGAAGCAGGTCGTCGTGCCGCTCGACGCGGCGTCGTGGGCGGGCGATAACGTGCAGCAGCGCATTTTGCGCGCGCCGAACGCCGAAGACGGCGGCGGGCTGACGATCCTGCGTGCGTATGCGGTGAACGAAGCCGCGACAGGAGCGGGTACTGCGTTCTCACTTTCGCTGCACAACTACGGGACCGCCGGGACCGCGATCAAGGCGGACGGCGGGACCGTGGCGGCGCCCATCGGCGGCACGGCTGACCCGTTTGCGGCGGGCGTGCCGAAGGCGTTCGTGCTGTCGAACGCGTATCTGGCAGCGGGCGAGTGGTTGGTCCTGGATAAGCGGGAAACCAACTCGTCTGACCCGACGCGCGGCGTGGTCGTGATCGACTATCTGCTCGGCAAGTAAGCCGGGCGCAGCATGTGGACAGCGGGGCGGGGGCTGATCTCCCGCCCCGAATGAAGCGAGGGCTGTTTTGAAAATCTTGTGGGTCAGCAACGCGCCGCACAGCCCTACCGGCTACGGCAACCAGACGCAGGTCAACGTGCCGCGCCTGAAGGCGCTCGGGCATGAGATGAGCGTCACGGCGTTTTACGGGTTGCAAGGCGCGCCGTCGAACTGGAATGGCGTCCTGGTGCTTCCGGCGTCGCAGAACCCCTACGGCAACGACGTGATTGTCGCCGACGCGACGCACGTCGAGGCCGATATCGTGATCACGCTGATGGACGTGTGGGTGCTGGCGCCGGAAGTCATGTCGCGAGTGGCGTGGTATCCGTGGCTCCCGATTGACCACGACCCCGCGCCGCCGGCTGTGGTGGACGTGCTCAAGGCGTGCCGCCGCCCGATTGCTTATTCGCAGTTTGGCGTCAAGAAGCTAAAAGAAGCAGGCTTTGACCCGCTCTACGTCCCGCACAGCGTGGATCGCAGCGTGTACAAGCCGCTCGACCGCGCCGAGAGCCGAAAGGCGCTTGGCTTCAAGGAGAGCGAGTTCGTGGTGGGGCTGGTGGCGGCCAACAAGGGCGCGCCAAGCCGCAAAGCGTTCGACCAGCAGATCCGCGCGTTCGCCGAGTTCCAGCGCCGGCACAAGGACGCCGTGCTCTACCTGCACACCGACATGCTCGGCATGCAAGGGGAAAACCTGCGGCGCATCATCGAACTGGCGGGCCTGCCCAAAGGGGCGGTCGTGGAAGTGCCGAGCTACCGCTACGCGCGGGGCTTCATCCCGTGGCAGTGGATGGCGCAGGCGTATAACACGTTTGACGTGCTGCTGCACGCGACGCGGGGCGAGGGCTTCGGCCTGACCATTATTGAGGCGCAGGCGTGCGGCTGCCCGGTCATCGTGACCGATTTCAGCGCCATGCCGGAACTGGTGACGGACGGGCTGGGCTGGAAGGTCGGCATCAGCGACAAGTTTTTTAGCCAGGACAGCTATCAGGTGACGCCGAGCGTGCCGGAGATTGTGGACGCGCTGGAAGCGGCGTATCAGCGGCGCGGGGATGAAGACCTGCGCGCGGCGGTGGCAAAGACGATGGACGCCTACGACGCCGATCATGTGGCGGAAACGTATTGGAAGCCGGTGCTGGCCGGAATCGAGCAGGCAGAGCGCAAGCTCAAGCGGCGCGCGCAGAGGACGGAGCGACATGACCAGCGAGCAAAAGTATAAGCAGTTGGGCGCAGATTATCACTGGCGATGGGCCAAAGCGGGGGATAGCAACCCGTATGTGCGCTGGCTGAAGCGCGTGCTGTCCGATCTGCCTGAGGATGGGCAGGGCGCGACAGTGCTCGATTGGGGCTGCGGCGACGGCTATCCGGCGAGCCTGCTGGTGGCACGCGGGTTCGACGTGACGGGCGTGGATGTGTATGAGCCAGCGCTGGCAGTGGCGCGCGAGCGCGTGCCGGATGCGCAGTTTAGCCTGCCCAGCACAGACCTACCCGCCGCTTTTGATTACGTGCTGGCCTTCGAGTCGCTAGAGCACATGGAAGACCCGTCGTGGCTGGTCAATGCCGTGCGTGACTGCAACCAGTACGCGCTCATCACCTGCCCGGCGCCGGGCCTCGACCCCTACGCCGTGCGCAGCTACACGACGGACGAACTGATCGCGCTGTTCGAGGGGTGCGCGGTCGACGTGCTGGTAGATGAAGGCGAGCACCGGCTGATTAAGGTGACGCCAGTTGCGCCTTCGACGCTGCCCGTGGCGGACCCGGAAAACGAGCCGCCGCGCCGAAAGAAGGGGAAGCGTGCGCCTCGTCGTACTGAGTGACGACCGGATGCCCTCGCGGCCCGATTCCACCGGCGGGCTGTCCCGCTCGTTGTGGGACCTCGCCGACGGGCTGGCCGCCCGCGGGCATACCGTGACGCTGGTCGCCGCGCCGGGGAGCGTCTTCCCGCGCGGGCGGCTGATCACGTGGGGCGCGCCGGTGGCCACAGTCGAGGCGGATGCGTGGCTGGATGGCAGTCACGCGCACCTGCTGAGCCAGGCGCGCCCCGATCTACCGGTGCTCAATCGCATCGGCGATCTGGAATGCGCCTGGCAGCCGCCGAACGCCGTGGTGGCGTCGGCGTTCATGCAGGCGCGCTATCCGGCGGCGCGCCTTATCCGAACAGGCGTGCGGGATGAGGCGCCGGACGGCCTGCCCGCGCCGGACGGGTATCTGGCGTATCTGAGCGGGGAAGTCGCGCATAAGGGGCCGGAGACAGCCCGCGTGGTGGCGCAGATGGCCCGGCAACCGCTGCGCGCGTATGGGGAGCGGTCCGAGCAAGGCACGGTCAGCGGCGCCGACAAATGGCACGTGCTGGCAGGCGCGCGCGCGCTGCTGCACCCGAGCACGATTGACGCCGCGCCGCGCCTGCCGCTCGAAGCGGCGCTGGTCGGCACGCCGACGGTATGCCTGGACGGGGACGGCGCGCAGGCGCACGTCGCCCACGCGCGGACCGGGTTTGTGTGCAAGGACGCCGGGGAGATGGTCGAAGCCGTGCGTGACGCGGCGCTGCTGGACCGGCGCGCTATCCGGGAATGGGTGCTGGAAGAGCATGCATTCGACCGGATGATCGACGCATACGAAGCGGCGCTGGCGAGCGTCGCAGATGGGGAGAGGTGGTAATCATGTCGATGCTCGTGCTCTGGCAGTTTCGGACGATCAAGCTCACGCCCACGATTTCCGCGACGCAGTACAGCGCCGGGGATGTGGTGGGCGGGCTGATGACGCTGCCCGTTAAAAACGAGGAAAGCGGCAGGGCGTCCGGCTATATCTCGCGCGTGCAAGTCGTGGACAAGGACGGCGTGGGCGCGGCGGGCAAGCTGTACCTATTCGCGGAGAAACCGGCGGAGATCGCGGACCACGCGGCGTTTTCGTTGGAAGCGGCGGACCTCGCCAAGCTGATCGGCGACCCAATCGCCATCAGCACCTACGACACGATCGGCACGACCAAGCGCGAGCAGGTCAAGCTCGACGCCGAACTCGAATACAACGCCGCCGATGGCAACCTGTACGCCTACTTCGTGGCGGATGCGACGCCGGACTTCACGAGCACTGACGCGCTGACCTTCCTCGTGCATATCGGGGTGATGTGATGGCGGCGCGCGCGGGGATGCTGACGCTCATCACCCGGCTGCGGGGGATGACCAATGCCGGGACGGCGGACTGGTCCGACGAGGCGCTGCAAGACGTGCTCGACGCCCGGCGCGTCGATCTGAACCGCGCGCCGCTCACGGCCGAGCCCGAATACGTCAACGGCACGACCGTCTGGCATGACTACTACGCGCCGCTTGGTAACTTCGAGGAAGCGACCAGCGGGGCGCAGTACTGGCGCGTCGAGAACACCAGCGGGGAGGCTGTCGGGACCGCCGACTATACCGTCGATTACGCCTCGGGCCACATCCGCTTCACCGCCGACCAGGGCGGCACGACCTACTACTTGCGCGGGCGGTCGTATCAGATGAATCTCGCGGCGGCGGACGTGTGGCGGCGCAAGGCGGCGATCTACGCGGAACGCTACGACGTGCAGACGGATAACCACCGTCTGAACCGGAGCCAGGTCATCGCGCACTGCCTGAAGATGGCCGCCGAATATGAGGCGAAGGCCGGCATCCAGTCGGTGCAAGTCGTGCGGGGAGACTTGGTGTGAGCCTGATGCTGTCGCCCGACGAACTGGCCGATCTGCGCGCCGAGGTGTTGGGGCTGCTGCCAGACCAGGCCGTCATTCTGCGGCCAGAGGGGACGGTGACGGCCAGCGGCGCATGGTCGGAGACGTACCGCGCGGCCGGCACGGTGGCGGCGCGGATCGACCCCTTGAAGATGGCGCAGGGGGACCGCGTCATCGCCCTGCAGGAGCGCGGCAAGGCGTGGTACCAGCTTTCCGTCCCCTGGGACGCCGACCTGCGCGATGGCGACCGGGTGAGCGTGGCTGACGTGACGTATGAACTGGTGCAGGTGCACGACGACCATAGCCAGCGCATTGTGCGGCGCGGCATTCTGTCGAAGCTGGGGGCGGGGTGATGCTGGAGTTTCGCGCCACGGTAACGCCGGGGCTGTTCCGCACGATTGAGGCGGCTCTGACGACTCGTTTTGAGGACGCCATTCGCGAGGTGGCGGAAGTCGGCCAGAAAAGCGCGAAGGCGCTAGTCAGCGGGCCGTCGCCGTCGTCGCCCGGCCACCCGCCCGGCATCATCACCGGGTGGCTGCGCGACTCGATTACCATTGCGCAGCAGGATCGCTATCATTGGATTCTACTCGCCGGCGCGCACTACTCGCTGTACCTGGAGTTCGGGACGTACAAGATGGCCGCGCGGCCCTTCATGCGCCCGACAGCCGTCACACTGCGACAAATCGCGCCCGGCATTGTTAAGCGTGCAATGGGAGGGTAGGCGGGACCGTGATTAGCGCGCTGTTTGAGGGCATCCGGGGCAAGCTGATTGCCGACACCGCCGTCAAGGCGGTCACGACGCGCGTCTATCCGGTGCTGGCGCCGCAGAGCGCGCCGCTGCCCGTGATTATCATGCAGATCGCGGCCGGGGGGTCGCTCAATGAGACGCCCCGTGACGAGTTGGACGTGTGGGTGGACGTGAAGGCTATCGCGGCGGACGCGCCCGGCGCGCTGTCCCTGGCCGACGCGATCCGCGCCGCGCTCCACGAGCAGGATTTGTCCCTGGGGGGCAACTGGAAAACCGTGCGCTGCCAGCATGAACGTCCGTGGACGTTCCAGGTGACCGAAGACGGACGGCAGTACTGGCAGGCGGGCGGCACCTATCGCATTCGAGCAGTAGTTGAGGTGAATCCATGAGCGCAACACAGCGCCTGACCGGCCACCAGTTGGTGGTCATCTTTCAGACGGGCGGGCAGGACTATGTGATTTCGGGCGACCAGACCTCGTTGGAAATCACGATGGATACCAACGAGGCGGACATGACCGCTGGGGCCGACGAGTACGTGTACATGAAGCCGACGGTGCGCATGACCGGCGCGACCCTGACGTGCAAGTACATCGGCACGCACGGGACCGCGACCTGGGGCGCGATTCCGGTCGGCACCGAGGGCACGCTGATCTACGGGCCGGAGGGCACGGCGGCAGGCAAGCCGAAGGGTGGCTTCCCGTGCTACGTCAAGTCGAAGCCGTTCAGCATCCCGTACAACGACGCGATTGTCCGCACCGCGACGTTCAGCCCGCAGGGCGGCGTCTACGGCACGAGCGTTTTCGATCCGGACGTGCACACGTTCTAGCAGCGGGGCGGGGGAAGCCCCGCCCCTCACGAGGTGACTGATGACAGAGAAAAAACAGGATGAGACCGAGCGCATCCAGATCGACGGCCTCAAGATTGACCTGACCAACGTGTCGGTCAAGGAGTGGGCTGAGTTCACCGACCTGGAAAACGCGCGGATGCTGCCCCTGACCGAGCGCACGCGGCGCCAGGCGGCGTATCTGGCGCGGTGGGTCGTGGCGCTGCCCGACGGGTGGGGCGACCCTGCCGACGAGCAGACGTATCTCAATCTCAACATGTGGGACCAGTGGCTGCCTCTGGTCACCGCGCTCTGGCAGTCGGTCGAGGATGTCCGAAAAAAAGCGATGACGCGTTACACGACGCGTTAGTGTTTGACGCCGAACTGCCGGGTGAGATGTACACGGATTATCAGATGTACCGCTTCGCTCAAGAGTTCGGGTACACGCCAGACGAGTTTCGGGCGTTAAGTGTGATGGACAAACAGCGGCTATGGGGCTTCCTGCGCGGTGAGATGATGGGCCGCAAGCACCGGCGCGGGGAATGGGACGAGTGAGATGGGACTGTTGAGCGTTGCAGGAATCCAAGTGGATATCATGGGCAACCTCGCGCCCCTGCGCCGCGACTTGCAGACGGCGGAGCGCGAGCTGGCGTCGTTTGCGCGCGCCGTCTCGGGCACGGGCACCGGCGCGGGCACCGGCTCGCTGGCCGGCGCGACCACCACGGCCAACACGTTCTTCAACCGGCTCCGCTCCGGCGCGCAAGATATTTTCTTCATGACCAACGCCGCAAGCGCCATGTACGCCGCGTTCAGCAAGCCGTTTCGCGCCGCCGACGACTTGGCGCAGATGGGGTTTGCGGCCGAGCGCGCGCGGATCGCGCTGACCAATATGCTCGGCAGCGCGGCGGAATACGATCGCTGGATGCGCGCCATCAAGACCTCGACGCACGGCACAATCTCCGAGATGGAAGCGGCAGGGCTGGCGTACCAGTCGCTGCGCCTCGGCTTGGCAACCACGGCGGATGAAGCGCAAGAGTTTATCCGCGTGGCGACGATCATTGGCGCGGCCAGCCCGCAACTTTCCGGCACCGCCGATGCGATTTCGGAAATCAGCCTGACGATTGCGAACATGTCGTGGCGGCGCCTGGACCAGTTGGGGTTGAGCGTCTCCGAAGTCAAGGCCCGCATGGAAGAATTGATGGACCTGAACGCCAACCTCACACAAGAGGAAGCGTTCCAGCAGGCGGTCATGGAAGGGCTGACCGAACAGGCGAATATGCTTGGCGACGAGCTGATCGAGGTCGGCGCGGCCACGCAGCGGTGGAAAGTATATTGGAACGAACTGAAGACGGACATCGGCTGGAAGATTGGCGAGGGCTTCGACGGCGCGATCATCGCCGCTGAATCGCTGTACGAAATCCTGCGCGTGATGACGCAGGAGCCGTGGAAAATGCTTGTGCTGTTCGGCGTGGAGTATGAGGACGCCGAAGCCGCCGGCGTGATTGGCGACTTCATGCTGAAAATGACCGAAGGGGCAGCCAAGAGGGCTCTAACCGACGCGGTTACCTCGGGCGCAGAGGTGGCACTCAGTTTGGGATTAGGCCCGAGCGACACCGATGTGACGCTCACCAGCCGCTTTCTCCGCATCCCGCCGTCGATGTTTGGGCTAGGTCGGTATGACTCCATGCTTCTCTCGGCGCAGCTTGCCCTCGAAGGCTACGGCGTGACGGCAGAGACACAAGCGGAAATCGACCGCTATTTTGAGCAGTACTACGCCGCGCAAGAGCGCGCCCAGATTGACGCCGCGCGCCGCGCAAAAGCCGCCCGTACCCGGCGCATCACGCGCGTTGGCCCTGGCCCTACCTCGTCCTATGTATCTGCACTCGGACAGCACGGCGGGCCGCTGGCGCACATATTCGCAACCGGCCTTGGCCTGCCCACCGATCGCAGCGGCGTACCGAGGCAAGACGCCTATCAGGAGTGGTACTGGCAGCAGTACTACACGCAAGGCGGCTGGCAGGGCGGCGACGTGCAACCCTGGCAGATAGACCCGGTCACGCGCCGCGCGCGCGAGCAGATTGCGGCGAACCAGGCGCGGTACGCGGAACAGCAGCGCATGGAGCAAATTCGGCGGTTTCGTGAAGCCGACGCTGCCAGTTACGTTGACCCTCGGCGCGGTCGTTTCGGTGGAATTGGATTTGGCTGGTACGGAGTAGCGGAAGCCGTACAAATGCTGCCTGACATGGCGGAAATGGCACGCCGGCAACAGGCTTATGAGGATATGCTGGTGCGTCGGGCGGCTCCCCCACGCGCTCAATCGCTTGACGAGTTTTTCCAAATCTCGCCAGACCGTCTCGATACCGAAGTTTATGGTGTTATGGCGAGGGCTTTGAGCGACGTGGGCGTAAATGCTGAAGTTGCAGCTGAAGCCATGAAGCTGTTTGAGTGGCAGACGGGCATGACCACACCCACGGCAGAACTGTTTAACGCTCAGGTGGACGTGCTGGCGCAAAAGCTGAACACAGGCGAAATCACGGCGGCTCAGTTTGCCGAATCTATGGCGCTTTTGGCGCAGACTGACCTCAGTCCTCTCGCGATTTTGTGGGAAGCGGACCTGAACGCAGGCGATTGGGAAGCCGTCACCAATACGATTGAACGGCTGTCGAAAATTGACCTGGACTTCCTGCACCTAATGACCTCTCCCATGACGGAGGCGGGGCTAAGGACGGATACCGAAGCCATGCAGCGCGATATGTGGGAGCCAGGGGTCGAGACGTATACCGCCGGGGAGGGCGGGGCGGTCTCTCCTCTGCAGGCGTTACAGCGCGACGCCGAGAACGCGCTGTCCGAAATCCAGCGCCTGCCGACCGAAGGCGTGCAAGCGACGCAGGAGTTCGCGGAAGGGGCGACCAGCTGGTTTGAAACGTGGTCCAACGAAAGCCTGACGTACATTGACACGGTGGACACGGAACTCGCCAATATTGAAGACCGGATCGCGCGCCTGACGCTGGCGCCGTTCGTGGTCACGCTCACGGTCAATGAACCGGGCGACGGCGGTGACGAGCCGGTGACACCCGGAGGCGCACCGCGCTTTGGCGGGCGGGCGATTACGCCGTTTGCGACCGGCGGCTACACCGGCGACGGCCCGCCGGGCGAGGTGGCGGGGCTGGTGCACCGGGGCGAGTACGTGGTCCCGCGTGGCGGCGCGCTGGTGCTAGAGCGCAACAGTGGCGGCAGCAGCCCGACGATTGTCGTGCAGCAACTCAATACGTTTGGCGACTGGCGAAACGCCGTCCGGCAGTTAGAGCAGGCCGCGCAGGACGCAGGCTATAGGCTCAAGGTGCGCTGATGTCGAAATCCGACTATCTCGAAAACGAAGTGCTGGATCATGTGCTGGGCGGCGGGGATTACACGCGCCCGGCGACAGTCTATGTGGCGCTGTACACGTCCGCGCCGACCGACTCGGGCGGCGGCACGGAGGTCAGCGGCGGCAGCTACGCGCGGGTGGCGGTGACGAACAACGCGACGAACTGGCCCGCCGCCAGCAGCGGCACAAAGAGCAACGGGACGGCCATCGTCTTCCCTGAGGCGACGGCGGACTGGGGCACGGTCGTGGCATTTGGGCTGTTTGACGCGGCGAACGGCGGGAATCTGCTGTACTGGGGCGAGTTGTCGCAGAACCAGGCGGTTAACAGTGGCAGCACGGCGAGCTTTGCGATCGGCGCGCTGACCATTCGCGAGGACTGAGATGCCGACGCTGTTTTGGGACAAGTTCGACACCGACGAGACGGTGCACATCACGGACAGCGTGCCAGACACGGGCACGGGCTGGGTCGAGGTGTACAACACCGCCACGACGGCCGTGGTCCAGGTCAAGCCGACCGGGAAATCCAACCTGATCAACGCCGCCGGGCCGAGCACGTCCGAGAACAGCGTGGGCGCGGCCTACGCGATTGATCCGGCGCCGAGCGGGGCGGATGTGCGCGTGGAATTCACGCGCGGGATGCTCAACTGGTCGGTGTCGAACTCCTACGGGTGCGGCGTGTTTGCGCGGCACTCGGAGAGCGGCGGGCTGCACACGTTTTACGCGCTGCTGATGGTCCCCAACCTGCACAGCGCGGCCAGCCTGCGCCTGTACAAAGTGGTGAATGATGTCGCCACGCTGCTGGGCGAATACGACCACACGTTTAGCAATGGCGATGAAGTGGCGTTCGAGTGCTACACCACCCATAAAACGGTGTGGGTCAACGGGTTTGAGGCCATCACCAGCGCGGACAATGACATCGCCGGGGCGGGGGACTGCGGCATCTGGTGGGGCATGTTCACCGCTGCGATGGGTAGCTACCACATGCGCGCCGAAATCGAGTTCGGGGACTTCTTCGTCTCCGAACCCACTGCCGGCGCGGCGGCGCTTGCTGGATCGGCGGCGGGCGGCACGACCACCAGCGGCGCCTTAACCGTGACGGCCCCTACGCCCCCACCGACGCCGCCCGGCCCGTGGGACCGCGACATGACGCTGCGCGTGCGCTGCGACTGGGACCGCGACGGGGCGATGACGCAGTCCTTTGACGACATCAGCGACCGGGTGGTTGAGGCGGAATGGTCGCTGGGGATGTATATGCCCTACCAGGAAATCGCCGACGAGGCGCGGCTCGAGATGACCGTGGTCAACACCGACCGCCGCTTTACGCCGGAGAACGCCGACGGGCCACTTTTCGGCAAGCTGGCGCCGGGCGTGCCGGTGCTGGTTGAGATGGTGGACGCGACCGGCGCCCCGCACGTCATGTGGCGCGGGTGGCTTGACCAGATTCAGCCGAGTTGGACGCCGGGCGGGGACCACGGCCCGCTGTACGCGCGCCTCGTCGCGCTGGGCGCCAAGCAATACCTGCAAGCGGCGAAGGTCACGCTGGACCTGCTGACCAACGTGCGGACCGATCAGGCGATCCAGTCCATTTACAACAGCGTGCAGTTCCCGCCCCGGCTGACCGGCGATTGGCGGTTGGGCGTGGGCGGCGCGAGCGAGTTGGGCGTCACGACCCGGCTGGTAGACCCGGCAGGGCGGTCAAGCCTGGACGCGGGGAACACGACCCTGAGCTACGTTGGCGATAACTGGGACCAGGCCGACGCCTACGGCGCGATTTATGACCTGGTGCGCGCCGAGCGCGGGCGCTTCTTCTTCGACCGCGACGGGCAGGCGGTCTTCTGGAATCGCGCGCACTTGCAGACCACAGTCGACGTCACGCAGGTGCTGGACGCCTACCAGTCGCTGGAATACGTCTACGGTGATCATTTATTCAACGCGGTACGCGTGCGGGTTGCGCCGCGCACGATTAGCAGTAGCGCGACGGAAGTGCTCTATGAGTTGGACGATGCAATCACGCTCCGCCCGGGCGAATCGCGCACGCTGCGTGTCAGCTACCGGCAGGCCAACAGCGACGCGATTGTCTCCGGGATGGATATCGCCGTGCCGCAGACGGGCAACGGCACGCTGGCCTATACAGGCAACCTGAGCGTGTCCGTGACGCCCGGCGCGACATCCGCCGAGGTCGTGCTCACGAACAATGATCCGACCAGCGAGGCGGTGCTGACCACGCTGATCATACGCGGGCGGCGGCTGACCAGCTACGGCTATCAGGACGTGGTGCGCAGCGACGCCAGCAGCATCACGGTGTATGGGAGGCGCGAGCTGTACATTGACGCGCGCCTGCTCGACCGCGTGAGCGAGGCGGACGCGATCGCGGCGTGGGAACTGGCGCTGCACAAAGCGCCGCGCGGCGTGGTCTACGCCGTGCGGATCAAGAACCGGAGCGCCGCGTACCGCGAGGCGCAGGTCATGCGGACCATCGGTGACCGGATTGACCTGAACGCGCCGCAGGTGGGCCACCGCGCGCAGTACCACATCATCGGCGAGATCCACCGCGTCACGTCGGGCGGCAAGTATCACGAAACGACCTGGCGCCTGGAACCGGCGGCGCCGTACTATGGATGGATGATCGGGTCGGAAGGGTTTAGCGAGTTGGGTGTGAGCACCCGGCTCGGATACTAGGAGAGCAGACCGTGGCATACGTCAATCCGACAAACCGCTCGGCAGGCGAACTCATCACCGCCGCGCGCTGGAATCAGGATGTGGTGGCGAATATCCAGTACTTGAAGTCGCCGCCGATCACGTTGATGGGCAGCCTGCAAACGCTGACCACCAGCAGTTCATCTTACGTCAACGTGTTCGAGACGCAGAACATTGTGACGTCAGTCGGCGGGCGCGTGCTGCTGATGGGATTGGGCTACGCCAACCATAACGAGAGCGGGTCGGTGGAGCTGCATCTCAACCTCACCGTGGATGGGGTCGATGACGTGGCTGGCAGCGACGGCTACGTGCGCCAGTACCTGCAGGGCACCGGACGCGAGCCTTTCGTGATGCTCTACATGTCCGGCACACTAAGCGCCGCGATGCATACCTTTCGCCTGCGCGCGAAGGTCGTCCCCATCGCGGGCACGACCGGGACCGTGACGATTACCACACGCCGCTTCTGGCTGATGGAGGTCTGAGATGCAAACGCTTGAGTTTCCGCTGCCTGAGGCAGCCAACGTGTCCGCGCTCGACCGCGCCATGCGGGCGCGCTTCGGCGACCGTATCAGCGGCATCAGCGTCGCCGGCGACGTGCTCATGGTGCACGTGCTGGAACCGCAGGATGACGACGAAGACGCGGCGCTCGACGTGCTGGCCGCGCACGACCCGCGCGAGCTGACGCCTGAGCAGGAGGCGCTCGACGTCGCCCGGCAAGCGCCGGAGCGCGCCGCCGCCATCCCGCACTGGGCGGCGTGGAACGAAGACGAGGCCGCGGCGTGGATCCTCGCCAACGTCAAGGATATGGACGGCGTGCGGGCGGTGCTGATCGACATGGCGCGGCTGCTGGTGGCGCTGCGCGACGCGCAGTGGCCGGGGCTGGCAATCGAGGCGAAGCGGGTTACCAAAAAGTAGCAGCCCACCCCGGCGGCGCTAGGGCCACCGCCGAGGCAGGCTATCGAGAGTATACGACAGGCCCGGAGATTGGGGCAACATGGATGATTCCGCTGATGCAAATAGACCTATCGCCTGAGTACGCGGCAGCGCTCGTCGCTGGCTCCGTAGTACTGGCGCTGGGCGTGATCGCGCTCCTGACCTGGAGCGTTCGCAGCCTGGTCAGCTTTACGAAGGTCATGCGCTCCCTGAACGAGTCGCTGGCTGACTCCTATAAGGAGCGCGAGATACTGCGCAAGGCGAACGAGGAACAGGCGATTCTGATCGACAAACTGGAAGCAGACGCCCGGCGGATGCGCGACCAGTTGAACGCTCTCCAATTCGACAAGGGCGCGCTGGCCGATGCGCTGGAAGACCTGCGCAAAGAGATGGCCGCATCCGCCGAAACTCACGCGGGGGTGGTCGAGGCGCTGACCGCGCAGATCGGTCAGTTGAAGCAAGCGGTTGCCGATGAGCAGGTGGCGCGGCAGAAGGTCGAACGCGACCTCACGCAGAAGATAGAGGCGCTGACGAAGCAAAACGCGGCGCTGACCGCCGAGAACGTGACGCTGCGCCAGGACCTCGCCGAGACGAAGGCGGCGCTGGCCGAGACGGATAACGAACGGAACGTGCTACAGGCCGAAGTCGCGGCGCTGCGTGCAGAAGTGGCGGCGATTCGTTCCCGCGCGGAGCCAGCACCAGAGGACAGCAAACAGACGGTAGAGCAGGAGCAGGAGCAAAACTGATGGAACTCGACCAGGAACTATTGACGCAGGTGCTTGTTGCGCTCGCCGCGTTGATCGGCGGGGCGGTGGGACTGGCGCTGACCGCGCTGGTGCTCAAGTACGCCGCGAAGTGGTTTAAGGACTTTGCGGCCATCGTGCGCGACTACACGCCGCGCGTGATCGAGCAGGTCAACGAGCCGACCGACCCGGCGCTGGTGCAACTCGACAAGTGGCTGGATCGCATCTATCCGTATGGTTGGGACATGCTGGCGGCAAAGGTGCTCCCCCCCATGCTACGGGCGGCGGCGGACGCAATCGCGGCGCAGGAGCCGCAACAGGAAATCAACGTGGGAGACGCCGCAAAATGAAGCGCCTCGCGGCGCTGCTGGTCGTTGTGCTGCTGTTCGCGCTGCCCGTCGCGGTCGCGCAGGATGGCGGCACGCCCATGCCCGAGGTAGAGGTCATCTCGTGGAACCCGGAGACGGGAGAGTTACGCCTTGACATCACCTTCCCGGACGCTGCCGCCACCGCGACGCCCGTACCTGTGGCTACTGAGACGCCGAGCGCGACGCCCACGAGTACGCCCACCGCGACGCTGACGCCGAGCGCCACGCCTACCGCTACCAGCACGCCCGAACGGGTGTGC